TGATAAGGCACCTAGCAGCGGTAATCACCATAATCACCATTCCAAAGACGCAAATGGCAAATGCACAAATGATAAATGTGTTATGAATATGGAACACGTTGGGATTGAAAGAAAGAAAAGACTAGAAGAAAAAAGCCAAGATAACTCGTTAGTCCCATATATAACTGAAGAGAACCTTCTAGCAGCACAATCCAATATAGTAAATCCCGAAGAATATAATAAGGAAATGCAAGGCGTAGAAAAAGGAATATATAATGAAGATGTATATGGGTCGCAAGGTCTAGATAATAAGAACGTTCATATGCGAGGTTATGATGTTAATAATGTATATTTAGGGTCTTTGTCTTATGATATATGGTAATACTTGGTAATACTTGGTAATACTTGGTAATACTTGGTAATACTTGGTAATACTTGATATCATAAATAAAAAATATAGATTATTATTAAGAGATTATTTAAAATATGTATGAAAGGTTTGTTTCGACTACTGAAAATGATCAAATTGTAGAAAAAATCTTTACAATACTTGGCTACTCGGTGCTAACATTAGTGGTTTACGGAACATTAGCGTGGTCATACTTTGTAACAGATAAAAATCAGAATTTGTTTATATCGCTATACTCGCTATTTGTATTATTCTATGCTATTATTATTATAGTAATTGTAGTAATTAATAAAGATAATTATGATTTGATGTCTTATACGATGTTATTTGGCATATCAATATTTGTAATATTTACTACATTTTTCATTAGCGTATTCTTTGTTCTAAAATATTTTAATATATTCTCATCATCCTCTAGTAAAAATAATGAGCCAACTGCTAATATGGAATACAGAGGTTTTTAGTAATTTAGAGATATTCAAAGAATGACAAAATATATATGATTGCAAACAATGACGCAGATTTAATATATATATCAAAATTATTTAGATTGTCTTGAAGATAATCTGGCATTTTCTCATACAACGTATTGATAACCCCTGAATTATATATAATCAATGAGATAATAACTAATATAAGGCTCTTTTTTGCTACTTCTATATCTAAATAGGATGACATATTATCAAATTTATTTTGATAATTCTTTGAGTTAGGCGGTAGCCCTTGCATTCCTTGCTGTCCTCCTTGCATTTGCTGTTGTTGTAATAGCAGTTGTTGTTGCATTTGCATTTGCTGCTGCTGCTGCATTTGTTGCTGTTGTAATAACTGCATTTGTTGAGAAGGCAACTTATTTGCTTGCTTGGAACTTTGTAGTTCTTCCTGAAACTCATTTAAAACGTCTTGGACTATTGGGTCATTAATGTCATTTGCATCTATGTTTGTTTGTTGCGTTTTTAGCGGTAATGTATTTATAGGTGTTGACATAATTATAATTCTATCTACTGATATATAATATTTTCAATATAAATTATATTACGCAAATATCTTTATATCTTGGATATCTTATTATACTGAGGTAGCAAATATTTTTTCAAAGAAATTTGGAACACTTATTAGATTATCTGGCGTTGTATTAACATCATAAGGTTTTAATGGCTTATCTATGCTATTGCATTTAACTGCGTAGGATTTATACTTATAACACGTATCTTCGAGATTAAATATGTTCCCTTCAATATCTTTAATATCTGGCGCTGAATATACAACGCAGTTGTCCTTGCATATACGTCTAAATAGCAGAGCGAGTGCAAGACCGAATAACGCGCTAACAATGATTTGCCCAGTCTCATCATAAAATAACCTGTCTATCGTAACTCTTAACCCCGTCATAGCTTCTTTAGGCGCGCCCGCTCCTTTTTTATTCATCTCTATATATATCTATCTATCTATCTATTCTAATGTATAAAAATAAATAATTACATAGTCAAGCAATGTCAAGCAATATTAAACTTAGCTATATTATAGGTTGCGTTAGTGATGCCTCAGTGCACTTCACTTCCTCTGCGTTGTATTTATAGCATTGATTGTCGTGGTTCATATAGACTATTTTATTTGCATTGTAAGGCGTGGGATATTTTATAACATTCCTTATTGGGGGTGATGAAATATATACATAGAAAATTCCCAATACAAAAGCAAAGGCGAAACTTAGCCAGTTCATTTTAAACATCTTTGTATCTTTAATATTTTTTACCATAATATCTCTATCTATTTACCAATTTTATATTTAGCATTTTTATTTATTAGTTAGGTTTATAATTAACATCTTTGATACATCTATTTGTTATAGGATTTAATACTTTGCCTTCGGGACATTTCTTGACTTTTTTTGCTACTGCTGCACCTGCCTTATCGTCATCAGCCTTATCGTCAGCCTTCACTTTAACCTTTTTAGCCTTTACGCATTTCTTTGTTTTAGGATTTAATACTTTACCTGCAGGACAGGGATTAGCAGCATTACTAGGCTTTACTACGCGTTCCTCAAGATTTATATATTCTGAGGTATAGATGTCGGGGACTTCCTTATAATCCTCAATTTTACATTCCAAATAATCATATAATGCCGATAATGTTTTAGTTTCTCTTAGAATATTATGAAAGCCCTCTTTTTTTTCTAAAAAAAATTCATAGCTGGCATTATTGTTTTCTCTGACATTCTTATAAATTTCTTCGTATTTCATTCTTTTTTGAGCGATTATATCATTAGCATCATTCTTATACTTAAAATAATCGTTAATAAGTTTTTTTATTGTATTCATTTTTAAAACATTCGAATTATTAGCATTCAAAGGATCCTTTGCATTTGCACCTTTTTCATACATATTAATATTTAGAATGTTTTTTTCAATATCTTTTAATATATCCATTTACTAATATTAAGGATAAAAATAAAATATTAACGCTGATATAAGAAAATGTCTTCGAACATGCTTTTATAAAATGTTTGAAGGCTCTCTTCAGGTTTTAATTGTTCTTCATAAATACTTCTAGGTATGTATTTAACTACTACCTTGTCTTTTTTGCATACTGCTTTATTACTATAATACCCTTGAATAACTAAAATAGACCCTATGAATAGCAAAAATATTGCTATTGCTTTCATTTCTTAATATTAAGGAATAAGAAAAAAATATTAGAAATGCAAATTATTGGATGCCTAGTTTTTGAGCACTCCAAGCATCCACTTGCTCGATGCTATCTTTAAGCTCAGACATTTCAATAGGGTCAGCAGTTGCATCAGAGCCCTCTGCGTCTGTTCCGACTACTACTTCAGTCGCCGCTTCAGTCGCCGCTTCAGTCGCCGCTTCAGCAGGAACGTCGGTAGATACTTCTCCGTCAGCCGCTTCAACAGCATCAGTAGGTTCTTCAGGAATTACTTGATTAGCTGCGCTATTAAATAAGGAAGTCTTTCTATTCTCGAAAACAACATCCTTATCATTCATATTCTTCTTATATTCTTTCATCAGCGTATTCAGTTGTGTTTCGGCATATTCTTGATTTTCCAAGCAATCAGGGTTGGGCGACCAAGGACACCAGCATCCTACTTGAGCAATATAAATATTAAACTTACTATCAAGTTTTTTAATAAACTCACTGCGATTTTTGGCTTCCTCAATAGTATCGAATACACCCCTGACTTTAATACCACGAATAGAAGTAATAAAGTTATTATCGCGGTGATATGACGCTTCGAGCTCTTGGTTATTCACAGATTTATAAAACCCATATTGTTCGCTCATATCCTTAGGGTCAAAGATATACGCATTATTCTCTTTGACGGAGTCAACGAAGTCCTTTGAATCGCTATATTTGGATGCAATACCATCGAGCAATGCAGTCATATCACTGCTAAACTTCTTAATGAACTCGCTGAACATATAAGCCTCCTTATTAACTAGGACATCTTCGGGGCTCAAGAAAGACAGCAGAACAAAGTTTTGCCCTCTAATAGGTTTATCCTCATCTAGATAATCGACTTCTTTAACGCTGGTTACACTGGTGCTTTCTGCGGATGACATTTAATATCTCTTTTCTAATAATAATATATATTATAAATCTTATATATATTTTTAGATATGGCGCATAATAAATAGGATTATAATTATCTTGAATTATAATTAAATTAGCAAATAGCAAAAATATTTTATATTATTATAATAGTATAATTAATATAATAAATGGAATATTCCGTCGATTTTTGGGATGTCGTAATAAGACTTCTTAAATACGCATTTGAAGGTCTCATTGTTGCCTTTGTAGCACTTATATTACCTAATAACAAGTTGGCTTGGAGTGAAATATGGATGCTCGCATTAACTGCCGCTTGCACCTTCTCGGTTCTCGACCTACTATCCCCAGCAGTCTCTTCTGGTGCTAGACAAGGTGTAGGTTTAGGCGCAGGCTTCCGTATGGTTGGTTTCCCCAATGGATTTTAATTTTAAGGTAATCTGATGTAATCTGAGGTAATGTGTTATAACGATGGTATTATTTCATAATTGAGTTCTACACATATTTTTTTCCATATTTGGTCTTGGACATATAGCTTTTCTCTACTTTTTAATAATGGGAAATATTTAAGATATTCATTTAAACCTAATATTTGAAAAAATTTATATAACACATAACTATATGATAAAAAGTTCTTCCTATCTTTCGGACAATGTTTTAGAAAAGGCGCTTGAATATTTCTAAACATATTGCATAGTTTATCTTCTAATTCTTGGCTAAATTGCGGCGTAGGTATTCCATTAATTCTGTTAATAATATAATTTATATGCTCGTAATATTTATTTATCCTAAGACGTTTGAGAATATCCCGCATTTTAGTATATGTGATTGTTTTAGCATCTATAATCTTTTCTTTCTTTATTTCCGTTAAAATCTTTTCAAATATTTCATCAGGAATATCTGTGCTTTCCTTCCCTTGAACCTGATTACACCATTCTCTAAAATGGTTTATACGCTTATAACTAAAATGCGAAGTATCCTTTGTATTCTGTTTTAATATAGGTCTATTCTGCTCCACGAGCAGCAATTCTTGATATCCACAGATATTGCAAATAATTATTGCGTCGTGCTGCAAACACGTCATCTGATTTTTACAATTTTTACAGATTTCTATGTCCTCCTCTTCGACATTTCTAACATATTTCTTGTTTATTATAGACATATATTTATCCACTAGCGAACTCTTATCTATCACATTATCCTTTGTATTATTTGAATATTCATAAGTGTTGTTAGCAGTAGCATTAGCATTATCTACTAAGACATTCGGTGTTATATAGCTACTAGGTTTCTTATTATCGCTAACTTTCGTAGTGTCGCTGCTGACGCTGCTAATGTTGCTGTCGCTGCTAATGTTGCTAGAAGCACAAACACCTCCTACACTGCCACCACTAACTATATGCTGTTCCATATTTAAATTATTAAGAGCATCTAATACATTGATTGTTGTTGCTGATACCGATGAGCGTTTTTTCTTTGAATCGTTCTTGTATATCTTTGGTTGTCTGCTTAATAATTCGCTGGAAGAAATGCAAACTCCATTCGATATTGATGTGTGCGTATTACTTATGTTCGACTGCTTTTCTACAGTATCATAATATTGAAATAAAATATAGCTGGTATTTTTATAATATTCGATTTCGTTATACGATTCCAACTCTTTTATATTGTTCTTGAGTTCAATAATTTTCTCTCTTATAATAATATTGCTAGTCCATAGACTATTTATATGCTCCTTGTTATCTTGGATATTCTTAAATGCCTCTATATTTTTCATAATTAGGTTTGATTGAACTTCAAAATCATACAACAATACTTTGCAGTTTTCTTTGTCCTTGTTAGTAAGTTCAAATTTCTTTATAATATTGTTGTGCATCGCATCTAGCGTAAAAACCTCATTATTGTCTGAAATATATTTTTTTTTTGATGATTTTTCTTTGAACATCTTTATAATAGAATTATTAATATTAATTTTTATATAATAAATATATTAATACATACATTTAATTCATATTTTTTTCTCCTCTAATAGTATAAAGAATATAGCGTAAATGGGTGGTGGTCTTCTTCAATTAGTAGCTTATGGAGCACAGGATGTTTATTTAACTGGTAATCCTCAAATTACCTTTTTCAAGGTTGTATATCGTCGTCATACTAACTTCGCTATTGAAGCTATCCAACAAACCTTTAACGGAACTGCTGGATACGGGCAAACAGTGAACTGCCAGATATCTCGTAATGGTGATTTAATTAATCGCGTATATCTTCAAGTGTCGCTACCTAGAATTACTGCGGCTGCTACGACTATTGATATGTATGCAGGAACCCGATATGTCAATTACGTGGGTCTCCGCCTTATTAAATCAGTTC